CGTCGAGCGGGCACGAGAATTTGAAATGCGATCCGGCAGCGCGAATAGCGGCAACTGCTCTGCGTCCGATACCATCAGCGAGGTCCTCTCTGGTTATTAGCTGGAATTCATCATGGATGTGGGCGACGTTGGCGTAGTCCTCACCGAAGACATAGCCAGCCCTGCACAGGTCTTGATACAGAAGTACCGTGGCCTGTTTAACTACAAGCCCCCCGGCACTTTGCAGGAGGGTATTCAACGCGGCGTGTTCAGATCGGATGTATAGCTTGCGCCCATCCAACCCAATGAGGTGGCCGTTCTTCGTGGCCTCCCCTACAACCTGCTCACGCAGACGCTTGATTGCTGGTGTAGCCTTCAAGAACTTAGACTTGAGGGACTTGCCAACCTTGCGCTGCTGCTGTGCGGAGGCGTTCGGCTCAACGATTGAACCAATCTTCTGATCCCCTGCGCCGTAGAGGAAAGCGTAGATGAAGGTCTTTGCGTTGTTGCGGGTGGGTAATCCTGCCGCCTTCTGGTTGGCGGTGTGGATGTCACCTTCCAGTAGTTCCTTGGTGTAGGCACCACCGTCGTACCTCGCCATGAAGTGAGCGAGGCATCGCAGTTCCAACCCGGAGGCATCACAGCCCACCAGCTTGTACCCGCTTGGTGCGTAGAACAACTCACGGAACTCCTTGCCATAGGGAACACCAACGGCTGGCGTCTGGGCGACGTTAGGGCGCTGATGTGTGCAGCGTCCTGTGACTGCACCGTTGGTGATAACACCACCGTGGATGCGGCCATTGCGTTCCAGCTTGAGCCACGCCTGATTACCTTCAGCCAGTTGCCCGATACGTTTCGAGATCATCAGATACTCGTTGAGTAGCTTGGCTTCTGGATAAGGCATCTTCGACAGGATGGTTTCGTCCACCTTGGGCTTACCCTCTTGGGTGAACTCGGTGGGCTTCCACCCATGTGCCTCGATGAGGCGCTTGGCGATGTGGTCCCGTGACCCCGGATTGAATGGGATCATCTTGAACTTCAAGGGTCCGGGCGTAATGTCCTTGGCCTTGAAGCCGTTGGCGAGTGCCTCCTTCTTCGTGTCGAAGGTGACGCCACCGGCTACCCACACATGCGCCTTCATGTCCCGCTTCTCAGGGGGGAAGGTCACCTGTAGTTCATTCTCGATTTCCTCCCGTCGAATAGAGAGGTGGGTGTACAGGGCTTGCGACTTGGCCACGTCGAAGTGGAACCCATGTTGCTCCTGAAGGAGGATGATCTCTTGGAAGTCGTGCTCCAACTGGATGGACTGGCGTGGCCACTTAGCTTTCACGATCAGGGACCACAACTTCGCGGTCACCTCAACGTCCTGCACACAGTAGTCATGCATGGTCTGGTTCCATGAGGCCCACGGGTCCAGCCCTTGTGCCTTCATGTCCGCTGAGTAGCTGTCCTTAGGGAAACCCATGCGGGTGCCCCATGCTCCCAACGCGTGGGAACCTATCTGGTTGCCGGGGAGTTCATACTTGCGCTGGCTCTCGGGCTTGTTACGGACAACGAAGTCGCGCTCCTTGAGGTCAGCCCAGATCACACGGGAGATAGTTAGGGTGTCCAGCTTGGTGCCCTGAGGGTTGAACTCGGGGTGGACTATCTGGATGGCAGGGATGTCGAACTTGAGGATGTTGTGCCCGATGATAGCGTCCGCTTCCTCAAGCATGGATAGGCCGTGGCTGATGTGGGTGTGGCCGGGTTGGTCCGCGAAGGACCAGACTTCACCGGTGTCCACATCCTTAATAGCTAGGCAGTGGATTCGATCCATCTGATCGAGAAGGCCGTTAGTCTCAATGTCGAAGATTAGCCGTGGCATCTGCTTGCTTCCTTTCCATGAGTTTCATTTTGCGGTGGCAGTGCTCTGCGTATGCCTCGGCGTTATCGAGTTCTCGTTGAACCCTCGTTAGAACAACCGCCAACCGGTAACGAGGCCGATCAGCAATGTGGGGATGCCAATAAGGATTGCACCCACAACAGCCAGTTCCCAAAAACCGGGGGATTTAAAAGGCATCATCACTCTGTCTCTCTCCTCAATTGCACGTAGAGCGGTGATGCTGAGGGCTAGGGCGGCGGCGGTGAGCGCCCGCAAACACTCCGCCGTTTCCTCGTTATTGAGCGCTTCAGCGTATGTCATATGCCGTCTCATATTTTTCCGTCCTTAATAACTATTGGAGGGCGTCTTCAAGCGAATGGATTTTCTTCCTCATCGTTGGCAGTTCTTGTGCACTCTTGCATACGTCCGGTCGCAGGATCGTAGAGGAGGTTACATGCCTCCCCTGTATCACCTGTGAACCTGTTCTTGAGAACGCGGACGCAGGTTAGGTTGGAGTTGTCGCTGTCTTGTTGATTCCGCTCTAGGCCCAGCACCATGTCAGATAGCTGGGCGATTGCAGCGGAGCCACGGAGTTGTCCGAGGCTGGTCTGTGCGCCATCCTCATGCGCCTTTCCTTCAGGGCGTTTGAGGTGGGACACGAGGATGAGGCCAACGCCTACCTCCTCCACCAGTGACCGTAGCTGGGTCATGGTATTGTCGATCAGCCTTCTCTCGTCACCATCTCCGATACCAGAGACCACGATAGAAAGGTGATCGAGTACGATCCAACCAGCACCGCAGCCTCTGGCAAGGTAACGGATTCGGTTGAGAAGGTTATCACTGTCCATACTGCCGAAGTGGTCATAGAGAAAACACCGGCCAGAACCGACAGTATCGTCGAAAGCCTCACGGCGTTCCTTCTGCTCATCTGCTGTAAGGTCCTCATAATCCCTGATGTCGAGGTGTAGGGGTTTGTTCAGAGCAATGCCGAGCAACCCTTGGGCTGTCCGGCGTACACTTTCTTCGAGAGCGATGTAGCCTACGGTCTCCCCCATGCGGAGGAGGTGGGCTGCGATCTCACGGCAAGCCAGTGACTTACCAATGCCAGACCCAGCAGTGAACGTAACGAGTTCCCCCTTGCGGAGGCCCATCGTCTTATCGTTCAAGCCATCCCACGGATATGGGACACACTCGGTCTTCACACTGGCGGTCAAGGCTTCCCACACCTCCTCACCACCAACGATGCCATCCGGGCGGTACGTCTTGGCACCCCACAGGGCGTCCATCAGTTCCTTGCCCTGCCCCGCTTGGAGCATCTCGTTGGCATCGTTGAGGGGGAGTGTGGCGATCTTCGCCTTGCCGGGGGACAGCACTAGGGCTGCGTCTCGCGCAGCAGCTTGGCCGGGTTCATCGTTGTCGAAGCATATGACCACAGCCTCGAACGCCTCAAGCCAATCGAGTGATTGCTTGAAGTCCTTCTTGGCTCCGGCTGCTCCTGACTTGATGGATACCACGGGCCACTTGTTGCCCTGTAGTTGGGAGATGGACATGGCGTCCAGTTCCCCTTCGGTCACAACAACGCGCTTGCCGCTATCGCGCCACAGGTGCTGTCCCCACAGGCCCGCAGCTTTCTTGTTGCCGAGCCACGGGAAGTCTTTGTTCTTGGTACGCACATGTTGGGCTACCAAGTCACCCTCAGGTGTACGGTAGGGTGCGACATGGACAGGCTGACCGCCCATCATCGCATGACCGTAGCCAAACTTGCTGAAGGTGTCAGGCTTGATGCCCCTGATTGTTTTATCGAACTGCTTAACATCGAGAAGGTCAGACATGCGTGCACTCCTTGTTGATGCGGACGTGGGGCTGGAGGGAACCCCGCCGTCCGGTGGGGAGTACGCTTCACAGGAGAAGCAGTAGGTATGTCCATCGGTGTAGACCGCGTTGGCATCACTGCTTCCGCATGTGGGACACGCCTCATGAGCGATGAACTCGACTTCAGTATCGTGTTCCATGTCTGACCTTCTTTCGGGTAGGTGGTTCGTTCTGTGTAGGTGCAACTCAATCAGGTTTGATCTTGCTCACCCACTCCTGTACGTCGAACGAGGGGCACTCCTTAGAGGACACCTCGTTGTGTCCAATCCATGACGCACCCTCGAACTGAGAGGAGAGCATCTTGTGGAGTACGCGTAGGGAATCGTACTGCTCGAAGGTGAAGTTGTCTTCGGGGACCTTGAGGTCTTCCTCGGACACACCACCGACAAGGCAGATGCCAATGCTGCGGTTATTGTAACCACGGGCATGAGCGCCGGGGTCCATGAGGGGACGCCCGGTCTGTACTGTGCCCTCACGGGTGATGATGAAGTGGTAGCCACACATGAGGAACCCACGAGCGCGGTGCCACTGGTCTATCTCGCGGAATCCAATGTCCATCGAGGGAGGTGTGGCGGCGCAGTGGATGATGATGTAGTCAGTGCTTTTTCGCATGATCAATCCATTCCTGAGGTACGCTCTTGGCACCCTTATTTACTTGGGCTGGGGTAGCTGCCTTCGCGTACTTGAAGCCGTGCTTCTCACACCACATTGCATAGGTCGTCTGGCTCTGCTTGGAGATGCGGCTGTTAGGGTTGCTGAATAGGAATCGGATATCGAGATCAGGGTGCTGCTCCTTGATGAGGATGTGCTTCTGCCTATCCGCAGTAACGAAGCGGCCCTTGGTCTCGATGATGACGCCATTGGGGAGGGCGAAGTCAGGCGTGTACTTACTTACCCGCGCTGGCTTGGTGTACTGGATCACGTCTTCCTTCGCCTCATAGCGAAAAGGAACCCCCCGTGAGGAGAGTTCCTTTGCAATCACATCTTCCAAGCCTGACCTGAACCCGTGCTTTAGTCCGGGATTAGGTGAACGGGTCTTCATCATCCCCACCAGCTTCGGTTTCAACAGACGTGGACTCAGTGGCTTCAGCCACGTCATCATCGTCATCATCGTCATCGTCGTCAGCAGCCACGAAGCCACCCTCTTCGGCACCGAAGCCGAAGGTTGAGGCACTAGCGGACGTTCCACCAGATACCAGTTCGATGATCTGGACAGCGTTCAGTCCGAGCTTCACCGAGGCACCTACCTGTGGTGTCGGGCTGTACGGGATGATCTCGAAGTTGATCCTACCGACAGTGCCACCCCAGATAGCCGGGGCGTCAGTCAGGGGTGTACCCTGTGCGTCGAAGAGGGCTGGCTTCCGCGTCCACGCTTTACCAGTGCGGCGGTTCACACCACTGGCCTTCATCGAGAACTTGAACTCGACCTCACCAGTAGGCTCACCATCTTCATCTTCAACGTCAGCATATGGGAGATACTTGGTTTCCCACTTCTTCGCCTTCGCCGGGGTGTCTGCTTTCTCCCGCGCACCTTCGAGGGACGCTGCTGCTGCTTCATCGATAGCGTCGATGAGTTCCTTCACGCCCTTATCCGAGGGGTTCATGACTACCTTTACGGAGTACTCACCCTCTTCCTTGAACTTGGTGTCCGGCTCATTGAGGCGCGGCCACTTGAATGTGCCCTTGGGCGAAGTCATCGTGGGGTTTTTCTTAAACTTATCAGCCATTGCTGGTTCTCCTAATGGATATATTTGAGGGCTTCGTACACGGCGTTGATAGAGACCCCCGCTTCCGACAGTAGGGTGACCGTAAGTGGGTCTAGGGGTTCGCCTTGTTCGAGGTATGTGATGGCAACGTCGATCATGAGATCGAGTTCAGCCACGTCGAATTTCAGAGGGCTGATACGTCGATCCCCCTGATGACCATCGCGGTGTGGAGATCGACTGGGGCGAACTCTTCCATATCAATGTAGAGGTCAATCAATGCCTCGCGGGGCCAGACCTCCTCATCGAAGAAGTCCGCTGCCTCTATGTCGTGGTGATCGAACCAACTCATAGTTCCATCTCCATGTACTGAGCGACCGCCGCGAACTCAGGACGACGACCATCCGCATGGTTCATAATGCTGGTGGTGACGCTGAACATTTCCTGAGGGGTGAGGTTGATGTGATCGGCCAGCAGTAAGAATGCCGATGCCATACCAGCGACCTGCTCCTCAGGAGGCAGCTTCTGGAGGGCGTCAATCACAACCATCGAAGCGTTCGCAGCTTTGCGGACGTTCATACTTGTTAGCTTGTCTCGGTTCATTTGAGTCTCCGGTTGAAACAAAAAAAGTGGGGCCATCCCGAAGGACAGCCCCAGTTGTTTTCTGACGAGATTTGGAGGAGAGGACACAGCGGACGGTGCCGCCATGTTGAGGTGCAACTTAATTAAATATGCACACCTGCACAGGTTAGGCGAAAAAGAAATCGGAGTCCTTAACCTGCTGTAGATCGAGTGTGCCCTTGGCCGGAACCGGGGGCACCTCATCGTGGCGTTCTTCCGGGAGCATCGCGATGATGCTTTTGCGGAAGTCAGTGAGGACATCGACATCCTCATACATATCCACGAAGGCATGGCGCAGACACGCACCAAACATCTCAGCGTTGGCGGCGTGGGTGCCGAAGCTATCGTGTATCATAGCGAAGTTGTCGATGCCGTTATCCCGAGCGGTCGCTACAGACAGCATCAGGTGGGCAGCATCCATAGAGTGGACGAAGTTCGGGCTGACGCTCGACTTCATGCGGCCCTTGTCCACCTCGGACGTACCCTCGTGGAGGGTGAGGTAGACCACGGTGTCTCCGAGGGTCGTCTTCACCCGGCGAGACTTCATGGACTGGTAGGTCTGGAGGATAGGCATCCCCACCGGGGTGCGCCAGTTGATGGGTAGCCCTTCTGCTGCTGCTACCTTGGCACACTGCTGGAGCCAGTCCATCGCAGACCGAGCAGCAACCACCACCTCGCCAATGCTTTCCCACACGATGGTGGACATGTACGAGGTTACCTTGAACCACTCCTTGGAATCGTTAGGGACAACGCTCTCCCCTTCGATGATGGCATAGGGGAACTCCCCCTTCGCCAGTGCAGCCTCCTTGATCCACTGCTCCGTGTACTCACGGCAGGAGTAGGTGGTGCCACCGTATGGCAGCACCATGACCTGACGTTTCGTGGCTTTCCGCGTGATGCCTAGGTCCAACAGGGCCTGTGCTATGTCTGCTATCGGTGCATCCTTGCACACATCGGCGGAAATTTTTTCGACCACTAGATCGGCCACCTGCTGGTAGATGTCCGAAGGCTTATCAGCCGGGGTCAGGTTCACACACTCACCACCACGTTGGTCACGCAGCATGGCGCTGAAGTGCTGGATGCCGGAGCATGAACCATCGAGAGCAATAGGTAGGTGGGACACGAA